CTTATCCGCCATGGGAAGAATGGTGGTGTCAGCCATTACGGCCACGTTCTCGTTCTGGGCACGTTCAACTCCGGAGCGTAGATGCGCAGCCGCTGCGGCAGGCCGTTAGGGTTCAACGCCCGGATCAGCGCGTCCACCTCCCACAGGCCAGTCAGACCCGAGTCCAGCAGAACCTGCGGATCCATCATGTTGATAGTGATCCCCTGCCGGATAAGCGATGTCACCCGATTCGACAGGCGGCACGTATCCGAACCCACGCACGCCTTAGCCCACTCACATGCCAGCGTCGCCGCGCCCACCAGCAAAGCGGCGGGAACCGGGGTGCCACGCAAATAGGTGACCTCGAAAACATTGTCACCATCATCAGTGTCCATATCAGCGCACTGTGGCCAGCACTCACCAGCCGTGCGCACCAGCCAATGGCCATCGTCCACACGGTAGGTAGCAGGATCCACCACGATCCCACCGATGAGCACCTCCGTAATTTCCTCCACGGGACCCATCAGGCGTACCTGGCACCGCGGATCGCAGCAGCAGCCTATGCCGCAGCCACAGTTGAACCACTGCCCGTTGAAAATGTAGGGCACCCATGTGCCGCCGGACCAGTCGTAGCCCCAGAATTCGCCACCGCCGTCAGGGCAGCGTTTCATGCCGCATGGACGCACGGTGATTTCACATAGGCCGAACTGGCGTCCCGTGGCCGCCCATATGATCATCGCCGCATATTCGCGGGCTGCCGCCTGCACGGCAGGGTCGACTAGCGCCCATTCCTCTGCGCAGCACAGCGGGTCGGGGATGGTCCAGTCGCAAGGCCCCACCACCGTTGCCACAATGGTCCCCTCCTACGCTACGGCGTGCACCATGACCGAGGCACCGGCCAAGGTCACCAGGCCAACGTTTTGTACGGCCACAGTCACCGTGTTCTGGTCTACTACGGTAACAGAGTTGATCTGCAGGTTCGACAATGAGACGCCGGCGAACAAAGACGCATACGCGTCATAGCCGCTGTCGGCCATAGCGGGCTGCAACGTGACGTCAACGTTGGCCGTGGCGTTGAGGATCAGCGACGGTACCGCAGCCACACCCATCGCCCGGACCACGCCGGCGGCCAGCGACTCGACCGCCGACACGAGAGGCTCCACGTCGGAGCACAGCACATTGCAGCTGTAGTTGTTGTTGAAGTCTGCATCCGAAACCCGCGACAAGACCTGGTTCTGCGCGAACAAGATCCACTCCCCGGTGTGCACCACGAACACCGTCGACTCCGGCGGCGACTGAAAAGTCCACACCCCGGCAGCCTCGGAAGAGTTGTTGAAATCAAACACGTCCAGAGCGATGATGTCAGCCGAATTGGTGCCGTCGTATTGCACGCCAAGTAGAGTGTCGACAACGTTGACAGGATCAGCAACCATAGTTCCCTCCCTGTGGAGATGAAGGAGCGGCCAAGCAATAGGATGCTTGGCCGCTCAACCTTTTACGGTACGAAAACCTGCGTCTCCACGAATGTGGCAGGCACTGAAGCATCAGCCACACGCACGGTGAACGTTGCCGGGCGGTACGGGAACGTGTGCGCTGCCGCGCCGGACTCCGCTGCGCCCAACGTCGACGTGCCGTCGCCCCAGGTGATGTCCACAGTGCCGGCGGCAGTGTTGGTGTAGTTCAAGGTGATCGCCAGCGGGTTGCCGCCCACATTCATCGCGATTGTGGTGATGGTCGGCTGCGCCGCCGAAGCAGCGCATGTGTTCGGGTTTTGATATGCGGCTGTGCCGTTGTTCGCCGCGAACGTGATGTGGGTGCCTGGCACATAGCCAGCCAGCAGATCCGCGCCACCTGGCTCCAGCACCAGAGCACCGATTGAAAACAGTGCCTCTGGGATGACGATCGCCGGGGATGTGGATTTGATTTGGATCTGACGAACGTTGTTGATGCCTGCAACACCACCGGCCCAGCACACGACGCGCTGAGCCACCGTCTGCAAGGTCGCATAGGTGGGGACGGTGATGGTTAGTGAACCGCCTGCCATGGCAGGCCTCCTTAGCTAACGGTGATGACGGCCGACGTGTATGTGGGACCGGACCCGCCGGTCCACCGATAGGTGGCCGTGTAGGAGCCGGCGACGTAGCTGTGGTTGCTGGTGGTGCCGGAGGTGACCAAAGTGTCCGCGGTCAGGTCGCCCCAGTCGATGACACCTGGCAGCAGCGGGTCACCGTTGGGGTCCAACGGGAACGTTGCCACACGTGGCACGGCTGCAGCGCCTAGAAGCGGGGCCACGTCGAAGAGCAGGTCTTCGGGGTCCAGCGACTGGCAGCCGCAGAAACCTTGCGGCGGCGGCAGTTTCGTCCACTGGAAACATTTGTGCGCGGCAGGGTTGATGGGCAGCAGCAGCGGCCCTGGCAAACCTGCGTTGACACCGGTTTCGTTGATGATGACGTTGTACGGGCCGACGCCCCACTGGTTGCCGGGGCGGGTGATGGCGGTGACGGTGAAGTTGATGACACCGTTGGTGATGCTGACGTCGCCGATGACACCTTGGGTCAGGCGCGGCAGGATGCCGTAGCCGTAGATGGTGTCGTCGTCGTCGCAGCCTTCATCTTCTGTGCCGGTCCAAAAGTCGAGGGCGAAGTTGGATGCTGCCGCCGAATCTGGCAGGGTGCACCAGCCGACAGCTTCCGGGACAAGGGAGTCGTCCAGGATGAGTGGTTCGGCGGACACGATGTTGAACAGTTCCGGATCGACCTGGCAGAAGGTGATCGTCGCCTCATACCAGCGCAGGATCGGAGCCTTCGGCTTGTCGACGCAAATGTCGCCGTTGGCGTTGAGCTGCAGCGCGTCCTGACGGTCCTGGTTCACCTTCGCCAATGTGATGTCCACAAAGGACTCCGTGGTGGCGTAGGCGCAGGCTTCTGCCAGAATTTCACCACATGGCCCTAGCCGTGTGACACGTGCCGCCGGGGCACGGACAACGCTATGGCACTGTGCAACCATTACTCCTCCTCAGAAGTGTTGCTGTCCGTGCTTTCCTTGCTGCGGCGACGCCGCCGTTTCGGTTCCGGCTCGGCCAGTTTTTCCAGCTGCCCCATCGGCATCTGCCATAGCGTTTCCGCGATGTCGTCGACGTCGAATTTGGCGAACAGCTCCAGCGGAATCGAGAATCCGGCCTTCGGCCACGTCACCCACTGCACCTGGTACGGGCTATCAGCCATGGCAAGAAGCCGCTGGCCGATCTCTTTGACCCGCCCCTTTTCGGGGGTGATGATCACTACGTCCACAGGATCACCGACTTGGCGAAGCCGCCGCACTCGAACGCGACTACGTACTCGCGTTCGGCGAGCATCATGAACTGGTTGGTGGCCCGGTCCAGGGAACCTTCCACCGGCGCGATCTGCACCTGCGAATCCGGCGTGCGCCATACGGTCGTCTGTCCGGTCAGGTACATCCAGAAGACGCCATCGGCCGGCGCGGCACCGGCAGGGTCGTTGTTGGCATAGCAGCCCGTCGACACGACTGTGCCGATCGGCGTGCGCCAACGCGTCCCGTCGAACTCGATGAGGTGTTCCACTTTGAGTTCGTTGAACACCGGGATGGCCACATGCAAAATGCCGGGAGGTCCGTACTGGGTGAGGTTGCCGGTGAAGCCGCAGTAACGTGCCCGCTCCAGTTCGGACAGCACATCGCCTACGGTGTCGCCGGCGCCGGTGACGGTGGTGATGCCGTCAGCGGTGACCAGGCCTGGACCTTGCCCCAGCGTCGAGGTGGAGAACAGTTCCTCCACCACGGCCTGCTCGACGCCTTTGAGGCGTTCCAGGACGAAGGCGCGTTCCTCTTCGAAGGTGTAACCCAGCGAGCCGCATTGCATCGTGGCGAACACGATGAATGGCAGGCCTGTCACGGAGGTGAGCCCGTTCTCTGTCCACGCCGCTGCTTTGCTGTTCTGGTCGGCGATGCATTCGACTTCGTAGCCGAAACCTTCACCGCACAGCCCAAGCTCGTAGTGCACCCCGCCGTTACGGCCGTGTACCGGCAGATCCAGCGGACCGATGGCAGCCTGGAACAGCCCGTACCGAAGTGGTAGGGACGCTGTGGGTTTGGCTACCGGTACTGCCGGGATTGTCGCTACCATGTGTCACCTCCTTCAGCGACTTGGCGAGGGGGCAGCCGAATAGCTGCCCCCTGTTGCGTCACTTACGGAGTCACATCCGAGCAAGTCACAGCACGCTGTACGCCAGTCGAACCGTTTGCACAGATGTTGATGGTGTACGCGTAGCTGAACTGGCACATACGCATCGGCTTGAAGCCGTCCTCCATGAACAGCTGCGTCACCAGGTTCTGCTGCAGGTTCGTCGAGTCGTAGACGGTGTCGAGGCGGATGACGTCCTGACGGCCCAGCACCCATGTGCCTGGCAGGAACGCCAGGAAGGTTACGGAAGTCGGGTTGTTGAACAGGGCCGCCGCGATAGGACCGGCAGAGTTACCGAACTGGTGGTTCACGTCGATAGCGCCGGCACCGTTGGCCGGATCGAACGCGTCCTGGTAGTCGTAGATCCACTGCACTGTCACGTAACGACGTGCCAGCGCCTCGTTGATCATCTGGTCGGTAAGTTCCTCGGTGTGCGTCGCGTTGCGGCGCAGCCAGTCCGAACGAAGCGCCGACTGGACCCAGTACGGGAACACCATCTGCACCGTCTGCGTACGCGACGTGCGGTACATGTAGCGGATGTTCTTGGCCACCATGTCAATCGCGGCCATCAGCTGCGACCACACCGAACCGTCAGTCGCCCACGGGTCCACTGTGGACAGGTTGATTGCCGTAGAGCCCGTTTCGATGGCGTTGACCACTTCACGGTTGACCAGGTGGGCCATTGCTGCGATCGCGCCCTGCACGAACTCCGACACGAACTCGGGGTAGCCGCGGTTTTGCAGCAGCGAGCTGGTCAAACACAGCGCTGCCACATCCAGCCGGTCGTCGACGAACTCGGGGCACGGGATTTCGACACACGTCTTGGCGGTGTCCGAAATCACCTGAGCCTCGGTGAGGATGTTGAAGCCGGGGATCGGCAGGACGAAGTCGTTGCCGAAGAAGTCGGCGAAGTCCAGACCCTGGTTGTGCAGCAGGCCGCCGCGGCGAAGCACCATCTCAGGCAGCGACAGCAGTCCGTCTGTGGTGATCGGCGAGCAGATGCTGTAGTCCGGGATGGACGGTGCGCACCAGCCGTTGGCGGCAACAAGTGCACCTTCGCGTCCCGACGAGTCTGAGGTGGCCTTCAGTTTGGCGAACGCGCCTTCGTGGCTGTCGCCCTCCATGACTGTCTGGCCTTCAGGGAACTCGCGGCGAATCGTCGCCAGGGACGCCTGGTGTCGTGTGCGCACACCAGTTTTGGCGATGCCAGGGTGTGAACGTGCACGCTCTTCGAACGCCTTGCCGATGGACTTCCATGTCATCTCGGATCCCATTGGGAACCCGGCGATGTCTGCCGCGGCAACGATCGTGTATGCGTCGTCTCCGGTGCGGACCTCAGCCGGCGGCGAGAACGGTGCCACGTCGGCGATGCTGACCGAACGCCGCGGTGCCGAGTCCACGGCGGTGGATGCGGTGACGGTGGCTTCCACCACTTCACCGGTACCTGCCGGGGTGCTGGCTGCCACGTCGCGCACTGGTTCTGGCGTGGCGTCTGCTGCGGCCACTACGGGCTCTTCGGCGGCTGCAGGCTCAGCTGCTGCCGGGGCCTGGAAGACGGGAAGCGCGGGCACTGCTGATGCTGCGGTGAGGCGCTCGCTGCGGGTGTGGCGCTCCTGCAGTTCTTCGCCTACCGAGGCGACGAAACTCTGCAGTTCCTCCATGCGTGAGAGCTGCTCTTCGGTGACGGTTTCCTGGGTGACAGATGCCGTGAGCGCGGACAGTTCAGTCGACGCGACGTTGGCCATGTCGGTGAGCCCGGCAACGCTGAAGTCTTTGAAGGCTTCACGGGCGGGCGGGGTGAATGGCATTGGGTGTTCCTTCCGACACTGGATTGATTTCGTGTCGGCAGGCTCACAGCGCATCACCGTCTAAGCATGGTCATCATAGACGATGCGGTTTACTTCGTCCACAAGGTGCGCAGGATATGCACGCGTGGTATGTTCGGGGTGTGATATTGGAAGTTGACACAGACTTTGCGCAGCTCATCCTGCAGCTGCGCGTCGACCTGGGACTCAGCCAAAGCGACGCGGCGCGGCGGGCAGGGATCAGCCAAAGCGACTGGTCGAGGGCCGAGCGTGGCATCTACCGGCATCTGCCCCACAAGATGGCCGTGGCCATGCTCCGCGGACTGGGATACACCGTGGAGCTGAGCTTCAAAGGATAAGGAGGCGACCGATGCGCCCTTCACGCACCAAGCTGACCTGGGCTCAATACCATCAGGGGCGGCTCGAAGACACCCGACCCCTGCAGCAGCTTTTCACCGGCATCGTCCACACTCCGCTGCTCATTGCCGCTCTGGTATGCGCGTTGATCGTGTAAATGCCACGGGGGCCAGGTCCCCGCAGAACCTGGCCCCCTACCCCTTACGCAGACGTCACCGTCGCGTCACACTATATCCACGTTCCGCGGCACGCGAACGCATCCGCTCCTGCGCCAATGTGCGCTGTGCACGTTCATCGGCCGGCGACGTCACCGTGACTGCGCTGCCATCAGCCAGCGTCACCTCACGCGGATACGTGGCAGCAGCCGACGCACGCTTGTTGCATGCGCTACATCCCATCAGGCGCCCCTTTTCAGAATGTCGTCGAGCCGACGCGAACGCGCCAACCTAGTCAGCCTATCTGCTTTGTCGTGGAAACGTGCCAGACGATCCAGCGTCGCCTGATCGGGGGCCTGCGTCTGCGGACCCTGCAGTGCGTCGATCTCCTCCTGCGACAGGACCATGCCTGCCGCCACCAGTGACTGCACCTCACCTGAAGCGTTCAATCCCACGACAGGGAAACCGGGCGTGTTCACCGCCAACGCGGCCACCAGCTCCAAACCTTTCGGGGTGGGCCGCCAGTCGCCCGACAGTGGGGACCGTCGCAGCTCGGCTACCTTTGCCTCAGGCACTTCGGATACCGTCGCACCGGCAACCCATATGCCGTGGATGTCTTCACCTGCCGCGACAATAGCCACGCCGGTGCCTGTGTTGTCATAGTGGTCCGCGGCCGGTATGTAGCCCAGACGCAGATTCGCATGCCCTGTCCCCACCGTGATACGCCCCACCCGACGCTGCGTCCCATCAGCGGTCAGGACCGAGCCCGTGGCGAAGTACTGGTATCCGGTGTTGCTTCTCGGCGCCATCCGGCACACGTCCTGCATGCCGAAGTGGCACACATTCCACAACGCCAAATGCCCTGACACCTGACCGTCAGCGGTGACGCTCAAAGGTGCAGGCCCTGGCAGTTTCGGATCGTCGAACCAGTGCGCCGGTGGGCGCAGCGGCGCAGCGGCTGTCATGGCATCCTCACTTTCCTCAACTTGCAACGTTTCCAGCAGTTCCACAAACTCGGGCAGCATGCCCTGCGGCACGTCAATGTTTTGCGCATCGTTGGCGTACATGGCCGCGGTGACGGTGACGCCCTGCGGCGCGATGTGCAGTTGCCCGTCGATGACGTCGGCGATCGGATATTTGTATGAGTACCGTGATTCGGGCTGCCGCCGGTCCCACACCATGAACGCCTTGCGATACTGGCGGTAGTCACCATCGGCCCATGCCCACACCCGGTCGCTGACCTGTTTGGCGTTCCACGAATCGTGCGGACCCTTCGGCAGCGCAGCCACGGCAGTGTTGAGAATTGATGCGGTGGTGGAGATTTGCCGATTCGGCCGGTCCTGCGGGTTGGTGTCCTGACGTTCCCATGGCGGCACGACACGTGGATCGCCGTAAATGTCGCGCAGTTTGGTGTAGATCTGCGACACGACAGCGCGCAGCTTGCTTTTCTCGTCCTCGCCGACGACGCCTTCCAGGCCGCCATGTGCGCCTTGCAGAATGGCAGCTGCGGTGAACACGGCGTGGGGGATCAGGGTGTAGCGGCCGTTGACGACGTCAGCGATGGGCAGCCGGTAGCTGTTCTTGTTGTTGGGCGGCCCTGAATCGGAACGCCACAGGAACGCCATGTTGAATGTTTCTACGCTGCCCGCGGAGGCCTGCTGGATGCGTTTGATGGCCTCGTCGGCGTTGAACCCTTGGTCCCGGTCGGCGATGACGAACTTGCGCCAGAAGCTGGCGTTAACGGCCACTTGGCGTCCCCCTGGAGAAGCGCTGCTTGCAGCGGCAGTTGATCACGTTCCATGGGCTGCCGTTCGGATCGCCTGGTGCCATTAGCGCCTCACCGGACACGACGAACGGCTGCGACACGAACTGGACCTGGCCATTGGCCAGGCGATGCGCGACGCGCACAGCAGAGTCGTGTTTGGACAGCCACGTCTTCAGCAGCCGCGGGCCGGCTTCACGCTGCTGGATGCGCAAAGCGGCTGCGGTGCCGCCCATGTTGTAGGCGCGGTGCACCTCAGTGACCGCCACGGTCCGGGCGCGGGCGGGCCAGTTCTGCGTTCCTGTAACGTCGAGGACATGACGAACCCGTGCCGCCTGCTGATCTACGGTTTCCCCATTTGCGACAGCAGCACCAAGTTCATCGATGATGCGCCGGTAGACCTCGTCTGGTGTGCGGACCATCAGGTTGCGCGTCCGTGCGAGTTGGTCTTGAAGGATGGAATCGGTTGGATCGAATGGAATTTCCACCCCGAGCTGACGCCCCGCTTCGATCCACCCAGCTCGTGCAATTTGCTCCAGGCCGGTAATCAGCCGCTCCACCTGACGGTTCCAGTCGGGCACCGTAGACCAGATAGCTGTGGGGTCGGGTACTGCGCCGAATCGGTGGAAAGCAGCCAGAACAGCGGCTGCAACAGCGCCGAGCCAGGCGGTGTACATGGACAGCACTAGCGCCGCAATGGATGCCTCAAACGCCGCCAGAGCCAACGCACCAGAAGGTGCCGGCTCTTCGGGAATCTGCGACATGTTGGGCTGCGTCACCGAGATGCCTCCGAAAGCATCGCAGCCAGCAGAGTGGGACTGTGCTCAATCCTGTTGGTTAGCAGGCCTTTTGCGTAGGAGTGCAGAACGGGCTGCAACTGCTTACGCGGTGCCTGAACCCCGGCGAAGTAGTAGTCCCATTGATCCCATGCTCCAGCAAGCAGAGTTTCTGCGTGAGCTGATGAGCCCACCAGGATTTTGGTGTGCAGAAGATGGGGCGGTGTGGTTCCAAATACCCCGCGATGCGTCGGCGTCAGCAGACGCTTACCAGCAAGCTCTAGGGCACGCACGACAAGACCATTGGCTGCAATGGATACCGCTGTCGGGGGAGGAGCTGTTGCGGACGCTATCAGCTGAGAGTCCGCGCCGTCAGTCACCGCAGGCTGATCCGGCTGCTGCCCCGCCTGCGGAGCTGTAGGCACGCGCCCTGGCACCGGCGGTGGCGCAGGACCCACATCGGTGAGTCCTGGCACCGCCGTGTCGATGTCGATGCCGATTTCCTCGCGGATCGGAGTGACGGCGAACAAGGTGGGATCCCTGAGGATGACTTCTTTGATGAAACGCTCCGCGATTTCCTTCTTGGACGGTGCATCAGAGTCGTTGTAGCCGCCTTCACGCCGCACAGTGTCCGCCGAAACGATAGGGGGGTTGGCGTTGTACAGGTTCAGGGCGTCGGCGAGCTTGTTGGCACTGTTGGCCAGCGGCGCAGTGTCATACCAATAGGTGTATCTGTTCGGGTCCTTGCCGAGCTTGCGCAACGCCGGGATCAGATAGGCCACAGTCAGCGCGTCGACGATCCGGTTGAACAGCGGCATAATCGTTTTGACAATGAACTCTTCACCAGCCCACCAAATGGACCAGTGGTTCATTTCCTGCCCGCCCAGCTGAATTTCCACCGGCACATTCATGCCGATGGCCAGCTTCTGCTGCTGCTCGCGGCGCAGCTCGATGGCCTGATCGGACAGCGGCGAGTCGAACCGGATCGGTACGACACCCGCCATCGCCTGCAGCTCGGCCAAAGGCATCTGCCACAGGATCGGTGCCACCTGCGCGGCGGTGCCTTTGCCTTCCAGGTTGGAGGTGATGACTTCGAACAGCTGCTGATAGATGTCGCCCGTGGCAACAGCTTCGTTGTCGCCTTTGGGCACGGACAGTGTGGAAGGCACCGGCAGAATGGTGGCGTTGGCGATGCGTGAGTTCATCTGGGCTCGGATGAACATGCTCATCTGTTCCATCTCGAACAGCAGCCCCAACAAGGCGCGCACCGGGGAGTCGGCCAAATATGCCCGCCGCGGATGCGGGGTCCAGGTGCGGATGACAATGTCTGTGCCTGGGCTAATTTCCTCACGCTGCGCCCGGCCCATGTTGACGTACACGATGTCACCGTTTTTGCGCACCTCGCCAGGCGCGGCCACCCACCACTGGTCGGACATGCCGCCGCGTTTCGCCTTGCCGATGATGAAACATTCACCGGCCACCGTCAGCGATTCACCGATGGCGCGCAACATTTCTGCCTTGTTCGCCGGACCGCCGAACAGTGTTTCGGCCAAAGCGCCGATCTCGTCATCGTCGTCGACTTCGCCTTGGCGCACACCGTTCTCGTCGACGTCGGCCACGAAGATGCGAATCATCGACGAGGCGGCACCGATGTAGTCAACAGCATTGTGCAGCTGAGGGTTGGTGTCATAAAAATCCCAGGCCTGGCGCTGCCACGCTTCGTCGGTGAACCGGTATCCGCGCCACGCCTCTTCCGACAGCCCCATCCGCACCGCGGACCCGACGATAGCCACAGGGGCCTGCGTCACAGGCTCAGCTTTCGTTTTGCGGCTAAACGCCATTGGCTGCTTCCTCCTTGTCTAGAAGCCAGCCGGATGCGTAGGCCACGGCGGGGCCGGTGATGGGCAGCAAAGCCACGGTCTGCCACGGCAGCCACCCAGCTGCACATATGGCAACTTGTGCATATGTTGTGCACAGTAGTGAGACCCAGAAACCGGCGCACCAGTAGCAGCGCACGATCTTGCCAGGCTTGGACGCCACCCCGTACCGGTTGACGATCCAGCTGCGCAGCGGGGCGAAAACCTCGTCGATGTTGAACGCCCGCGTCAGCCGCGCCGAGGCGAGGCAGGTGGCGGCAAAGACGAGTAGGTAGATCACATTGACTAAGTTAGCATCTTGGGGCGCAGGATCCTACCAGGCGTTCATCCCCAAAGACGGCAGCGGATAGTTGGCCGGCGACAGAATCTTCGACCGGCGTTTCTCCCCATCGATCAGATGGCGGCAGGCGTGGACGAGCGCATCCAAACGGTCCGGTGACACCTTCGAGGTGATCGGATCGAAGGAGAGCATCTGGGCTTCCAGCTTCTCGAACGTGCCGATGTGATGCACCCGGCCCTGGCTGTAGCGCATCGCCACCGGCTCGGCCCGAAGCTTCTTGCCGATGTTGGAGAAGGCGGGGACCAGCGGCGGCTCCATGACGTCCATCGAGAACACCCCGCCGCGCTGCAACTCCTTGAACGCATCGACGAACACCTCATGCATCCAGGCCTTGCCCAGGTTCGACTCGTATACGAGCGTGTCGCAGCCGTAACGTTCGAACACCCGCCACGCGTGCAGGGCGGCATCACGCCCGGCAGCCCTGGTGGTTTCATCGGCCACCACGAACATGTGATCCTCGGCATCGCGGCACACCACCACGACACCCATCTCATCGCCGTCGTCGGCGCCAGTCAGGCCAGGGTCCACGCCTACGGTGCGGTGTGCCACCCTTTCTGGGCCGATGGTGACGCGGTTGCCATGGATGGCCATGTACCCGAACAGCATCCCTTCGAGGCTGTCGAGCATCTCCCCGTATAGTTCCTGGCGACCCAGAGCCGTGCCTTCGTACATCTTTTTGGCTTCGACCAGGAACGCCTCCGACAAGTTGTCGGCATTGTCGAAAGTGGAACCGCGGGCCATGGACACGGTGCCGTCGTCCTGACCCAGCCAGTACTGCAGCAGCGGTATCGGCTTGGGTGTGGTGGTGACGAAGGCGCGGGGTTTGTCGCCGGGCAGGTCGGCTCGCAGCGCCGGAAAAATACCTTCCTTCCACACGGCCATCGGGTCTTCCCATTTGACCGGCTCATCCAGCCACGCATCGGCCAGGTTGAATCCTCGGGGGGCGTCGGGATCGGCGCCGGTGAAGTGGATTTTCGCCCCGGTCTCCATCAGCGTGATGTGCGGCTTCGGAGATTTGGTGTAATGAAACTTGTTGGTCATGTCCCCGCGGTAGTGGTCTTTGACTTCCTGAAACCCTCGCCGCAGCAGCACACGCAACACACCTGAAGCACCTTCGATGCACACGATGCGGGTATCGGAAAGGTTGTAGGCCACCACGAGACGTTCCGCGGGGAACCCCGAGCTGTCGTACGGATAGTCGATGCTTCGCTGCACCAGCCACTCCGCGCCGGAACGTGTCTTGCCGCAGCCACGGCCAGCCAAGTACAGGTGCACCGTCCAATCACCAGGTGGCGGTACCTGTTCGGGGCGCTGGACGAACCACCACTCGTTGCGCGCCATCTGCTGCAAGGTTTGAATGTCGAGCGTGTCGACCAGGGCGTGCTGGGATGTCTCTGGCATCTCGGCCAGCAACCTCTTCAGCGACTTACCCATGCAAGTGATCTTAGATGACTATGTTGGCCTATCCAAGTGCTCTATCATTTTGGTGTGGAACTCGCTGCGCAGCTCAACGTCACCCGCTCCAGCCACAACTGGACATCCCTGCCAGGCAACTTCGACCGCAACAACACCCACACCCTGTATGCCAGCAGCAACCAATGGGGCATCCCCGACCTGCCTACAAGCAGCATCGTGCCCACGCGACTGATCGCTTACAACGACCGGCACAAGGTCGAACACCCGCAGCCCGGAGACGCGGTGCATTTTTTCCTCGACGACTACCGCTTCGAAACGGTGTGGACCCAGCCGCGGCGCAGCCTGTCCAGGCTGATGCGTGTGGGGGTTTCGCTGACCCCCGACTTCTCCCTGTGGCGGGAGATGCCGCTGGCCATGCAGCTGTGGCAGGTGTACCGGTCGCGTTGGTGCGGGGCGTGGATGCACAGCAACGGAGTCCAGGTAATACCGACGCTGTCCTGGTCCACACCGCAGAGCTACGACTTCTGTTTCGCCGGGGTTCCTGAGCGCGGCGTTGTGGCGCTGTCATCGGTGGGGATCCGCGGCCACGATGCTGAGGAAGGTTATCTAAACGGCGTGGAGGAGATGCTGGAACGGACCAGGCCTCGGCGCGTTCTTGTCTATGGCCGCAGCCTCGGCGAGGATAAGCTGTTCCACGCGGACTTCCAGTATTTCAAGACACGTTGGGACGAGTAATGGGCGGCAGAGGCGGTGCACCGCGCACCAACCTGGCTACAGCGGTAGCCCAGGCTGCTGCACGCGCAGAAGCTACCACTAGCCCTGAGGCCCAGATTCGTCAGGCGTACGCAGCGCTGTCGCAACGGGAAGGCGAATGGATCCCTCTGGCCGATCTGCGGCAGGCACTGTCCGGCCTGAGTCGGATGCAGCAGGATGAGGCCATGCGCTCAATAGCCGTGAAGCCGGGAGTACAGATCATCCCCTGGGACAATCGCAACGCCCTGGGTCCGCGGGACCATGCAGCCGCGCTCCGATTCGGTGGGCAAGAAAACCATGCCATCCGGATCGAGGGATAGTCATGGGTGGCAGAGGCGGATCCCCGAACCCAGGCCCACAAGCGCCAACAGCGGCACGTGCGGCGGCATCTGAGGTTTCGAACGAGCAGACAGTCAGATCCATCTACAACGAGATTCTGGCCTCATACCCGGATGACTCTGCTGGCTGGATCCTCATACCGGACATGCGTGAACGTCTTGACGCCTTGGGCTGGAGCCGGGAGAAGCAAGATGACGTGTTCCGGGAGCTGTCATCCAAAGTGAACTTTGTGCCGCAGTCGAACCGGAAGACTATGAAGCCGCGGCAGAAGGAAAACTTCTTCGTCCAAGGAAATGAGCGTAAGGACTGGATGAACTTTGTGGGGTGACGATGGGTGGCCGTGGCGGGTCCGGGCGTAGCTCGGCGGCGCTGGTGCAGGTGCCAGTGGTGGATGCGAATGCTGTCGCCGATCTGGATATTCGCGACGCCTACGACGATGCGAGAATATTAAAACGAATCAAAGCAATCCGTGGGTGACGTTGCAGGCGCTGCGTACTGCGTTGAATGTGCGCGGCTGGGACCGGGAGCGCCAGGACCGGGAGCTGACGCGGTTCGCCAACGAGCGCAAGGGCATCATTGTTCCCGAGGAGAACCAGCAGACGCTGACGCCGGCGTTGCGCAAGGCTGGTCTGGACTATGGCGGCGATGTCAATCATCTCTTCCAGATCGAGCGATAACTGATTGCGCTATCGCCCCCGGTGTGCCACACTCGTACTTTCCGGTGTATCCCACGAATCGGATAGGAGCCACAAGTGGCACGCTTCAACGTCCCCTCATCAAAGCCGCCCATCAAGGCTGGACCCATCATCACCCGCGGCACCGTGCCCACCCTGCGCACCGGTGAAGGTGCACCCGGCTACAAGCGCGACGCCCTGTCCGAACTGTTCTTGCTGGCATGCTCCAACTTCGTCGGCCAGGACACCTTCTACGAGAAGGGCAAAGTCCGCGACGAACGCTACCTGGAGCTGATCAGAGAAGCCGTCAAAGTCGACTTCGGCTGGGTGTGCCGGTTCGTGCCGTGGCTGCGCAACAACGCCAACATGCGCACCGCAGCCACGATCCTCGCTGTCGAAGCAGTACGCGCCCGGCTGGCCATCACCGGAAAAGGCCACCCGCTGGACCAGCGCAACCGCAACCTGATCTCCAGTGTCCTGGTCCGCGCCGACGAACCCGGCGAAATGCTGGCCTACTACATCGCCAACTACGGCCGCAACGTGCCACGGCCGATCAAACGTGGCATCGCCGATGCCGCCGGCCGCCTGTTCACTCAGCGCAACGTCATCAAGTACGACACCAACAGCAAGGCGTGGAGCTTCGGCGGCATCATCGAATTCACTGGACCCGTTCCGGAGATGCGCGACGGCGTGGACCTGTTCAAGTACCTGGTGACCAAGTCCAAGCGTCGGTGGAGAAGCGCAACTCAGGTCGAAGCCTCGGGCGAGCGTGAGGTGATCGAGATCCCCGAATCGCAGGCGATGCTGCGCGCCAACCTGCAGCTGCGCACCCAGGCTAGCGTGCACCGGGAACTGCTGTTGAACACGGCACGGCTGCGCCAGGCCGGTATGACGTGGGAGGCTGCTAAGTCTTTGGCAGGTGCTAAAGTCTCTGCGCGCAGCCTGTGGGAGGCGCTGATCCCCGAGATGGGATATATGGCGCTGCTGCGTAACCTGCGCAACTTCGATGAGGTGGGCGTCAAGGATGACGCGATCATCGCCTCGATCATCGCCAAGCTGACCGATCCTGCCGAGGTGATGGCGTCGCGGCAGCTGCCGATGCGGTTCCTGTCCGCCTACCGGACGGTGCCCAGCAGCCGGTGGGCGCAGCCTTTGGAGACGGCATTGCAGCTGTCTCTGCAGTCGGTGCCGCAGCTGCCGGGGTCCACACTGATCATGATCGACACGTCGGGTTCCATGAACGCGGACATGCCATCGCATTCGGACCTGAAATATTGGGACGCGGCAGCGATCTTCGGCCTGGCTTTGGCGCAGCGCTGCCAGCAGGTGCAGGTCGCGGCATTCTCCACCGGCACCATGATCTTCCCGATGCGCAAAGGTGCGTCGCTGCTCAAGGCGCTTGACGAGTTCCGCAACGGCGGCTACTTCATGGGCGGGGGCACCTACACGGCGCAGGCGGTGGCCAAGCACTATCAGGGTCACGACCGGGTGATCATCCTCACCGATGAGCAGTTGACCGATAGCGGCTCATTCGATCCGTTCCCGAGCGTTCCGGCCGACAAGCAGATGATCACGTTCAACCTGGCCGGCTACGAGGCGGCGCAGAACATGTCCAACATCAACCGGATCAGCCTCGGTGGCCTGTCCGATGCGGCGTTCACGCTGCTGGGCAGTCTGGACTCCCGGCGCAGCGGCAGCTGGCCGTTCTGATGGACTACCTTTTTACTGACAGGTTTTATGACGACAAGCTGTGGAGAGGCGTCGCATGCAGGTCATGCGGCGCTTCGCCGTCCCAGGCGTGCGTGTCGTGGAAGGGCAAAGAAGTGCGTAGCCACGCACCGCGGCGGCATGATCTGATTATGGGGCGGCTGTGTTCCTGCGGCCGGTGTGAAAAAGGTCCGAAGTTTCGCCGGAAACGACTTGACACCCGACCCCAGAACTGACATCCTTGTACTTGTTCAAGCGACGTGGAAACCCCTCACGGCGGCCCTGGTAACGCGGGGCGGCCTGGAACCCTCAGGCGCGTACTGTTCCTTTAACATTGAAAAGTCTGCCAGGTGTAATAGCCAACGGTTACTTCGCATTTGGAGCAAGAGGTCGTGGGTTCGAATCCTGCCGCCCCCACCATGGGGGTGTAGCTCAGCGGTAGAGCGCTTAAAATCTCCGTCGGCGTCAACGAATCTGGCAGGCTCAATAAACGTCAAGAACGCCCTCAGGTGTGACCGGCTGCGGATACTTCAAATCGCATTGTGAGCGATTGCCTCGGCAATCTTCCGAAGCCAACCTGCGAATCTGAGGGCTCCACCAAGGCAAGGCGTCCAAGGTGGCATCAAGCTGAAAACAGTAATAGAGGAGAGAAATGACCAAGCTCCACCAGATCCTGGCGGTAGGACAAGGCACCAAACAGCGCGCACAGCAGGCGCTCACCGGCTTCTACCACCGGATGCAGAAATCTGAACCCTTCAGCGGCCTGATCAAAACATACCGCCCCAAAGACGACGAAGGTGAACAGCTGCCCGGCGAAGGCGTCCGTGTGCAACTCGACGCGGCGGCGCTGCTGCAGGAACTCAAAGGCCAACTGGCACCCATGTACAAGGTCGTCGGCGACATCGACCGCACCAACATGATCGCCGCAGCCAGCATCGTTATCGACGGCAAGGTGATCCTGGCCGACGTGCCGGTGGCCACCCTGCTGTGGCTGGAAAAGCAGCTCGCCGACATGCGCACCGTGTTCGGATCGTTGCCCACCCTGAACCCCGAGTTCGTGTGGACCCGCGACGACGCCAACGGCCATTGGACCACTCAGGAACGTGTCACCACCCGGGCCAAGAAAATCCCCCGCAACCACGTCAAAGCCAAGGCCACCGACAAGCACCCGGAACAGGTCGAGGTGTACTTCGAAGACGTCAACGTGGGGACATGGCACACCCGCGGCCTGTCCGGCGCCATGCGTGCCGTCGACATCAAGGTGTACCAGGAACGTCTGGAGCGGCTACGCGACGCCGTCAAAGACGCGCGGGAACGCGCCAACGCCGTGGACGTGCAGCCCTTCGACGTCAACCCTGTCCTGGACCATCTGTTCCAGGCCTGAGACTCCCCGCTTTTGCGGGGTGAGCACAAGTTCAGATTGAAGATGAGACTCAGACTCAAGCGGTCCACGCTGTCAGATTCTCGCTCCAAGCTGAAGACTCACCAGCGGACAAGCCGGATCAACCAGCAGCAGACAACGCGATCGCAGGTCCCAGTTCGAATCTGGGCGCTGCTTCCAAACTCGTAGCAGCGTGGCGTAATGGTAGCGCGGCAACGCATCAGACTGATCAGCTGCTTTAAACGTTCGCCGGAATGTGCCGTGCAGCATTGACATAGCCCAATGGCAGGGCGTCGGTCGCAGGAACCGAAGATTGCAGGTTCGAATCCTGCTGTCAAAGAATCTTACCGCCGGGGGCAGGCAGGGTAGTCTGTCCCCGGCACCAACGGGATATGGCCAAACTTGGTGAAGGCACCTGCTTTGGGAGCAGGCGATTGCACGTTCGAATCGTGCTATCCCGACGCAACACTGGACGTCCTTATCCCCCATAAACGGAGGAACAACATGAAGCGTGTAACCCGTGGCGGTAACAGCGGAACCGGCTGCCCCCCGCCTCCCCCTCCGCCGCCTTCCGGCGGTAGCACTACCAGCCGCATGAGCTAACGTTCACGCGTCGGTGGCAGGCGAAGCGGGCTAGCCAGCCAATGGAAGGTTCGATGACTTCCCTGCACCTGCCGCCAGCCATCTTGGGGTACGTGCTGGTGCACAGGCCGGTCTTGCAAACCAGCCCTGAAGAGTTCGATCCTCTTGTATTCCACGTGGACCCTGATGTGTTCAGGGATAAGCGCATCGCGTGAAGAGAGGGCCAGGCTGCGGCGGGAGAGATACCTGCTGCTGGCCCTTCTCCCAACCTTTCCCCTGTAGCTCAAAGGATGAGCAATCGCCTACGGAGCGATGGATGCAGGTTCGACTCCTGTCAGGGGGACTCCTTGCCATGGGGGTGAGGAAAATCCGGTGGCAGCTCATCCACACACCAGGCGACTGGCTGCCGCCGGACCAAAAGCTTCGGCTGTGACGCCTCAACGGTGGGGCACCTGACTGTAAATCAGGCGCATAATTGCATGGCAGGTTCGATCCCTGTCACAGCCACGTGCAAGACGGTGTCACCCACGGTATAGCCCGCTACAAGTTTCACAAATGCCGATGCGACATTTGCCGCGACGCGAAGCTGCGTGAGGTCAGGTGGGAGCGCCACAGACGAACCCAGCGGCTGCTGGCCGACCCGACGCTGGCCCCGCACGGCGAAGATTCCACCTACGTCAACTGGGGATGTCGCTGCCAGCCCTGCAGACAGGCGCACGTGAAGCTGGCGCGGGACGCAAGGAAAGCCAACCTGGCCAAACTGGAAACCGACCCGAACATGATCCAGCACGGCACATCGGCGGCCTACAACGGGTGGAATTGCCGCTGCGACGAATGTCTCAAAGTTGGTCGTGCACAGGCGCGGGCGTCGCGGGCTGACAGGGTGGCGAGGTTGCTGGCCGACCCGACGCTGGCGCCGCACGGCAAGGACGGGACATACAGAAACTGGGGCTGCCGGTGCCGACCGTGCAAAGATGCGCATGCTAAAGCGACCCCGTCGAAGAAGAAGGTCACGCCCTCGTAGTTCAGTGGCAGAACTTCCGACTTTTAATCGGAATGTCTCAGGTTCGATTCCTGGCGGGGGTACAACTGGCAAGGGATCTACTGCGCGAGCCTAGTCAACTCGTATAGCGTCGGAACCCGGGTTCCTGATCCCTTGCGAGAATCAAGTCCTTGTAGCTCAGCGGATCAGAGCGCCGTCTTCCGGAGGCGGATGTCGCAGGTTCGAATCCTGCCAGGGATACGTGGACAACATTCCGGACAGAAGATCGACGACTGGCAAGAAGGGCAAGCCAGACCGCATGTGCAAGGTCTGCAGGAAACGTAAAGGCAGACAACGCTCCTACACTGTTTGCGAAACGTGCCTATATCTTGTCGAGGCCGAAAACACGTTCGACAAGTATGGCATCAGTCGTGAGCCAGCCACCCCCGCCAAGATGAAACAGCGCGTGGAGGCCTACAACAAGTTGATTAAGGCCGGCAAGACGCCGATTCAAATTGCGAAGCTGTGGGGATACTCGACGGAGGGGCTGGCCTCCTTGATGACATATGCCAGACGTAAAGGTTTCAAGGCGCTACTGGCAGACAAGGCGCTGCGGCAATTCCAGGAACCGAAGCCGATCAAGATAAAGCGGGTTACCTCCAACGATCACGGTGGCGGCCGGACTGGGGTGGCCGGATGCAAGTGTGAGCCGTGTGTGCTGCGGCGGCGCGAGACACGCAACGAATCGCAGCGTGCGATCCGGGCGCGGCTTAAGGAACAGCAGTAGTTTTGCCTTCGTAGCTCAGAGGAAGAGCACGTTCTAGACTTAGTCCATGAAGGACATGCGCCTCTAGATGGCGGCACGCCATCAAATGCAACGGACCAAGGCCGTTGAGTTTCTTGGTGGCAGATGTGTTGACTGCGGCGCGACTGGCAAAAGGAACTGCCGATGCGATCTGTGTGGACCGCTGAAGCAGGCTTACATGCGAAATAAGGCGTACCACAAAAAGAGACAACCCGCTTGCGCCTGATGGCCGGGCTCCAGACTCTTACTCTGGATTGAGAAGGTTCGATTCCTTTGAGCGGGACGCGAGGTGGTGGCGTCGCAGTGCGCCAGATGTTCTGAGGGGTCGTTCGGCAGGCGCTCCGCCACCACCTCAATTTAGTTTGCCACGGTAGCTCAGTCTGGTCAGAGCGGCCGCCTTGTAAGCGGCTGGCCGGGGGTTCGAATCCTCCTCGTGGCTCGTAAGGACCGGTTGTGGTACTCGCATAGCACACTGGTTGCACAAAGCCCCTGCCCCGTTTCTTTAGCCCGAGGCAGGGTCCAGGCTTCCTAGCTCAAGTGGTAGAGCACCGCTCTGAAGAGGCGGGGGAACAGGTTCGACTCCTGTGGTTGCCACGCAGATGGATGCCATGCGCCCATGGTTTCCGCCGATCCCAGTGTCCCGTAGCATCCATCTGCCCCACGCCCCTTTAGTTCAGTGGAAGAACGGCTCTTTTACAAGGAGCATGTGGGGAGTTCGATTCTCTCAGGGGGTACTGTGCCGGCCACGACTAACCGCGTTGATGCCCTTTGGCCGAGGCGTCGGTGGCCGGCACTTCACAAAAGCTTTCGCTGTAGGGGGATAACAGGGGCATCGTGCCCGAACACGATGCTACGAACAGCAGGCCACGTGCTGTCCCTAGCAACGTGTGGCTAGGGGCGTTTGGAGCTGTCGGCAAAGCTCACCTGATTCTCAGTCAGGAGAACACCGGTTCAAGCCCGGTAACGCCTACGTCAAGGCCGGTCACCTAGGAAAGGCTGGTACAACCGCTAGGCATATACCCGCACCAGAGCTGATCACTGGTGGCTGTGGGAAACTATCGACCTGGCGTCAAGGACCCTTGGAGCTGTTGGAAAAGCTCACCTGATTTTCACTCAGGAGAACGCCGGTTCAAGTCCGGCAGGGTCTACGGAGCCTCGGGAGAAGGGGGAGGGGGGAACCTGATGCCAACATACTCACAGTGGCCACTGTGTGGAATTGGCGGCGCTGGGTAGCTCCCAGTGCGAGTTGGGCATAGAAGCCGAACCTAGACCCGAGGTTTTCAAAGCCCGTTCTAGCTCACCGGTCAGAGCACCTCGCTGATAACGAGGGGGTACCAGGTTCAACCCCTGGGACGGGTACGTGGAAATACAGAGGACGCGTGGTGTCATCGTCTACGGTTTCCGGCAGAGGGTGGTGCCGCGGTGGAGGTTTTACTGCAAGGCATGTGACCGGCCTGGGCCGTGGGGTGCTCAACGTGAAGCTGAGCATTTCGGGGTGGGGCATATCGAGTTGTTTCATCCCGCCGTGGCCTAGATGTCCGTTGCTGCAATTGCCACAGACGTAAAACCTCTAGACAGTTGAAGCATTATAGAAGTGCGTTAGCCGCTATGGCCGAGGGGATCAAGGCACCTGCCTTCTAAGCAGGCTTTCGGGAGTTCGAATCTTCCTAGCGGCGCGGCGTTGGATCCTCGCAGCGAGTCCCCACACAACGGCTCGCGACCTAGGGGTAGCTCGTGAGGATGCCCTGCACTGTGCTCCCGAGGTGCAGTATGTGAGCCGACACCATCACCAGCTCCAACCTGGCGGTGCTTACGGTAGCCTCAGCTCTAGAGGTATCGGGAGTTCAAGGTTACGTAGCTCAAAGGCTGAGCGCCACCTTGTCAGGGTGGAGGATGCGGGTTCGAGTCCCGTCGTGGCCGCGTAGGGGCAGTGAACATGGAGCCGTGTATGGAGAGCCGCGGACAGGGGCGTCCTGATACCCTTTCACCGAACAGGTAGCTGCCTCTCACGCGTCACTGGTGTAGTGGTAACACCCCACCTTGCCAAGGTGGCGTCGTCGGTTCGAACCCGGCGTGACGCTCGTGAAAACTGGAAACTGGAAGATTTCATCCAAGTGCGAGTCCAACGGCTGCCTGGCAGTAGATGTCGGCTACCGGGGTGCCGGCAACACAGGTGCCACACCGGTTCGCCGCAGCGACGGAGGCATGGATTTCATGCTTGACGGCGTGGCGGTGGTGTCGTTCACGCCGCAGGAGATGGTGGCCTTTGAGGCGGGCGTTCGAGCGGGGGAGTTCCGGGTATGAACTGGAAGGTCAGCAGCTTTTGCGAGACGAATGGCTGCGTCCAGGTCGCATTCAACGGTGACCATGTCTATCTGCGTTCCACGTTTGAGCCTGATGACATGCTGAAACTATCGGGTGCGGAGTGGGACGATTTCGTGAAGGCGATCATTGACGGCGAGTTTCGTCGTTAACCTTTTTTCTGGCATCGGTGGTGTAGGGGCAACACGCCTTCCTTCCACGTAGGCGCCGCGGGTTCGATTCCCGCCCGATGTTCTAGGGGCAAGGCAGCGACTTTGCTTGGGCGGCGAGTAGCCTTGCCCCAACTTTTTGTCACACCCCCGCGCTACGTTGGGGATCTCTGAAACCCGTAGCGAAGAGGTGTACCAATGCCAAAGAACGTGAGCGTCATCGACGCGTCACAGCAGGAACCCATCAACCATGTCGCCGTGGTCATCGACGCGTCGTCGTCGATGCAGCATCTGGCCCAGGAAGTGGTCCGCGTCACCGACCAGCAGATCAAGGACCTGGCGGAACTATCGACGCAGCTGAACCAGGAAACCCGCATCAGCGTGTACACGTTCGCTGACACGAACAACATCCGCAACATCATCTTCGACAAGGATGTGCTGCGTTTGGATTCGGTGGCCAGCCGCTACAAGGCTGAGGGCAACACGGCGTTGATCGACGCGGCGTTGGCGACGTGTGATGACCTGGACAAGACGGCGACGTTGTACGGCAATCACTCGTTCCTGATCTATATCATGACTGATGGTGAGGAGAACGTCAGCCTCAACAACGCAGGCATCCTCGCGGCACGGCTCAAAGGGCTCGGGGAGAACTGGACCGTCGCCGCGTTCGTCCCGAACCAGGCAGCCAAGTTCAAAGCCACCCGGTTCGGGTTCGCACCTGGCAACGTGGCTGTGTGGGATGCCTCATCGGAGGCGGGTGTACGTGAGGCTGGCCGTGTCATCCGCGACTCGACGGCCAACTACATGACAGCCCGTGCCAGCGGCCTGAAAGGCACCACCGGCCTGTTCGACATGTCGCCGGCCGTGGTGAACCACAAGACAGTCGCTGCACTGAAGGAGATCGTTTCCGGCATCGAGATCCTGCCGGTGAAAGCGGCGATGGACATCACCACGTTCATCACCAAGCATCACAACCGCACGTTCCGGCAGGGCAAGTACTACTTCCCGTTGGTCAAGCGGGAAAAGGTGGGGCCGCAGAAGAACGTGGTGGTGCGGCACAAGATCTCCGGCAAGGTGTTCGGCGGCCCTGCGGTCCGGACGTTGTTGGGTCTGCCGGATCACGAGGTGTCGATCAAGCCGGGTATCAACAACGAGTATGACGTGTTTGTGCAGTCGACTTCGACGAACCGTAACTTGATCCCAAACTTTGATCTGCTGGTGATCGAGTAACGTGGACCAGGATCTGCTGCAGGCGTGGCAGCGCATCATCGGTGGCATGTGCGACGGGATCGCCGCTAACGCAGTGGCCACCCTCGTCCTGACGGACACCTGGAAGCGTGGTCTGCTTTCGGAGGAGAAGCTGGTCACGGATCTGCGCCGGTTCAAGCGGATTCATCTGGAGCTGGCTATCATCGCCACGTGTGCGTGGATGGCTAGGGCGCGTCTGCGGCGGTTGAACAAGATGGAAATGATTCAGATTTTGATGCGGTAGTAAAGCTTCCCCGGTGGCGCTTGCAGCTGTTGACTGATGCGGTCATCGCGGAACAGGGGATCTCTTGTCTACAGCTTGGGATCCCCGCTAATGCCTGGGTCGTCTAAGGGCAGGGCGTCTGACTTAGGATCAGAAGATGGGGGTTCGAATCCCTCCCTGGGTACCAAACTTGGCAGAGGCACTACTGTGTAAACTAAGTACATGAAGGTTTATGGACCCTACTGGACCGATTCCTGCCAGCCTCCACGTCGCTTCGTGATCATTCACTACGACGATGGTAGCAAGAAGACAAGATCCTACGCCCGACACATACTGGGACTGCATCTAGGAAGAGAGCTGCGCCCCGACGAAGATGCGGATCATATCGACGGCAACCCACAGAACGACGACATCTCTAACCTAAGAGCAATACCCAGCTCGGAGAACAGGCGCACGATGCCGCCTCCGGAGATGCATGTGTTCACGTGTCCCATCTGTGGCGTGGAAGTGTCAAAGCCAGCCAGGAGGGTACGCCACAACAGGAAGCAAGGTAAGGCTGGCCCATTTTGTGGCAAGCAGTGCAGTAGGAAATGGCAGTTGGAGCAACGATAAGCCTCCATGGTGCAATTGGTAGACACGCCGTCTTCAAAAGTCGGAGGTTGCCGGTTCGAATCCGGCTGGGGGTACATGAAGATGCTAGGTTCACGCCTGCGAGCCGAGCGACGCAACACCTGCCGCTACGGGTGCTGTACCAGGACTAAGGCGCATCGCAGGCGCAAGACGAAGCATGAGCGGATGCGCGACAAGGTGCCTGTAGCTCAGCTGGTCAGAGCTGCCGACTCATAATCGGCCGGTCGCGGGTTCAAGTCCCGCCGGGCACACGTGAAGAACAAATTGAAGCCTGGGTCTCAGGCGTGGTGGTGGCAGCGGCTGAATGCTTGCTGCTGCAGGGCTTGTGCGAAGCGCAGGGCGGCGACCTATGACTACCGGTGCCATAAGCATCACGACGATCCGTAAGCAGCCACCGGGACGGGAGCTGAAGTGGAAGAGAAAGATGGTCCAGCTTCACCTGGCCGCAGGGGAGGCGTGCGGACGGCTGGCAACATGCGGCACGAAAGTGAACCATGGCACCGAAGAGAGTGCGGCCAAAGCGGCAGCATCGTTGAACCGTTCGGGCAAAGCCCGTCATGAGGTAGAGCCTTACCCTTGCTTTTGGTGTAAGGGCTGGCATGTGGGGCGCAAGATGAGCGCTGAGGAGCTGTTGAAGTGAGCTGGTTCCGCAGGGTGCAGCCGTGGTGCCGGTTTTGTGGCTGGCGTTGGCGTTGGGGGTGGATCGAGTATGACTATCAGTGTGAAAAGCATTACGCGCCAAACATATCCGAGCCGGGAACATCGTAAGCCTCGTAGTGACGCCCTGAGGCTGCCCAGGATCACCCTGGGCATGGAAGTGGCGGTGGTCAGGCATCAGTGGGTGCACGACTTTCGCCGGCACGAGATGTGGTGTGCCACGTTTCGCGAGATCGGCCACATCATGCTGATCCGCGGCAAAGAGTTCCTTGTCCAAACCAGATACAGCTACACTCGTTGGGCGACAAGGGATATGCTGTATGTGCGGGGACACGACCGCCGCTACTTCGACGTGTCACTGAACGATCCGGTGTAGCTCAGCGGCAGAGCGCTCCTCTCCAAAGGGAGTCCGCGCAGGTTCGAGTCCTGTCACCGGGGCGGTGTCCTTGAGACGGCCACCAGGCGGCTGCTGCGGCGCTCACCGCGGCAGCCGCCACCATTCCTGCGTAGCTCAACGGCTAGAGCACTCGGTTGTTACCCGAGGGGTAGCTGGTTCGACACCAGCCGCAGGAGCGTTGGAAATGTGACACTTTCGCTGTTGGTGTAATCGGCAACACGGCACGCTCTGGACGTGCAGTACTGAGTTCGAATCTTGGGCGGCGAGCTTCACGAAAACTGGTAGGTGTACATGGAGCAGGGTTGGAAGCCGATGTCTGATGAAGAGTTGACGCGGTGGTTCTTGAACAAACATGGCGATGATGCTTATACTCGGGAGATTGATCGGCGGTGGCGCAGCATCGGCCGCATGATCGAGAAAGGAACCAAGATCCGTGACGGGCGTCTCGGATAAGCAACACGGAGGATAGCGCCCATGGCGGGCAAGCGGTTTCGAAAACCGTGCCATCGGCTCAAACCCGGTGGGAGTTCGATTCTTCTATCCTCTGCGTGGACGATGAATGGATGTGGGTCACCATATACGTGCCCCCCGATTCGCAGATGAACCTGACGTTACCGAAAACGTTCGACCAGCTAGGGTTCCGATTCGACGGAGCCCGGATCGGGTTGGTCCACGAGGGCGGTACCTTCATCGAATATGCTCCTGGGCCGCCACCGGCAGGAGCCAATGCCAGCTAGTTCAACGTGGGAAACCGTCTGCTCGCAAAGCGGAAAATCCAGGTTCGAATCCTGGGCTGGCAGCTGTGTGTGAAGCCGGAAGGCATTAGGCGCTAGCTTGTGGTGCTAGTCAATCGCGGGTTCGAACCCCGTCACACACCCTTCGGGAAGGAGCACCTGTGGCCCACCGCAACAATGGCACCGCCAACTGGCACACCGAGGCGCAACGCCGCGAAAAGATCCTCAAAGCGGCGAAGATGGTCAGCGAAGGCAAGACGCAGCGTGAGGCGGCAGACGCCCTCGGCGTGTCCCAGCCCACCATCCACTACTGGCTGGGTGGCAGGGATCGCTCCGTTCGAGCACGTGTCGCGGCGAAGATCCGCGCCGAGCTGGTGTGCTGCGACATTTACGAACGGTTCATGAACCTGGCGTCGGCCAAAGATCAGCAGAAGCTGCGCAACAGCAACGAATATCATGAAATCTGCTTCTTCGGGGAGTGGTCTGCGCGTATCGCCGAAACAGTGGAGTAGGAGGTGCACGATAATGGGTGAGGACGGGGGCTGCTGATGGCGCAGCGTGAGCTGTTGTTTTCGGTGACACTGGCCGACTGTGATGTGGACACGTTCCGGTGCGGGGGCAACGGGGGCCAGAACGTGAACAAACGCGACACTGGTGTGCGTGTCACCCACCGAGCCTCGGGCGCGAGAGGGCAGGCCACAGATGAGCGTTCGCAGTTGCAGAATAAGAAGCTGGCGTTCCGGCGCATGGCTGAATCCAAGCTTTTTTCGGCCTGGGTGGCGCGCCAGTCGCATGAGTACAAGCAGATTGAGGCGCGCTCGGCTGCATGGGCCGCACGCGAGGTGGAGAACCCGGCTGCGTTGAAGATGGAGGTGTTCGAAGGTGGCAAATGGCACGTTGGACCATAGTCTGCCGACGACTTCTCTTGATGAGCTGCTAGACGGCGACGAACAATGCCATCTGGTATGTGGATGCCGCCCACGGCTGAGCCTGTGCGGTGTTTATGACGCCAGCTCCGATGTCATCTTGTATACCGAAATTTTCGACGACGACTGCCCCGATTGCATCGAGGTGTGGACCAGCGCGGGGTGCGGGGCTTGTAGATGCCGCAGCAGCTGGTCTTGCGGACCGTGCCGGGAAAGATACTTCTCAGCCACGAGCTGACGGTGTGGAAGAGTGCCAGAGTGGGAATGGGGCGGCTTGCTAAGCCGTGGCTGCGGGTAACCGCACGAAGGTTCGATCCCTTTCTCTTCCGCGTGAACAATCTACATTGGGAGGCGTGAGTGAGCATTTTCGGCATGGACAAGGAACATGACTTCGCCGCAGTGGCCCGCCCCGGCAGTTTCGTGGGGACGGCGCAGCAGCTGGCGCAGCTGATCTACGACCAGGTGGCGACATACCCGGAGCATCACGACCAGAACGCATGGGTCACGGATCGCGGCATGTGGGAATCGTATGGGGTGGAGTGCGGCACCACGATGTGTGTCGCCGGGTGGGCGTCATGGTTTACTGAAGGCTTCGTCATGTCGCAGTCAGCGTGGACGGTCGGCCGTAAGGCGCTCGGCTTGGATCACGACGACGCTGCCCGCCTGTTCTACGGGGCGAGCAATGAGCAGGCGAAGTCGGCGCTGAAAGCGCTGGCCAACGGGGAACGCATCGACTGGCAGTCGATCCAGGGGCCTCGGCAGTAAAGTAGACGGGGGCATCGTCTGATGCTGCGGGCGGGGCGCTCATCCACCCCCCTGGCTTGCAGCTCCGGTGTCTCTAGGCGGGGGCGCGGCCCTGATCCTCCCCGGTGTCAACGCGCCCCCGCCACCTGAAACACACTTCCCCTCGGGCCGGGTTATGAGCCGGTCATCATCGTCACGTCGACGAAAGTGACGGCGGGGGGTCCTGCAGCGCCCTGGTTGATTCCCTGCAGGACATATAGGGTGGCTGGGACGGCTGTGGCGAGGCGCAAAGATCACGGGCTTGGAGCGTCTCGTGCCCCCCGCCTCGCAAGGGGCTCGCGGCAGGCGTCCCAGCCGCCATCTAAGCGACAGGAGGCATTCCATGGCCAAAGTGAAGCCGACGCTGGATATGGATCTGGGGCGGCACGCCCGCAAGGCGGTGCAGGTGATCCGGGACCGTGGGCACACGATCAGGCAGCTGGAGAACAAGGACGGCAACGTGTGTTTGCTCGGTGCCATGCGCAGGGCCACCGCGCCGATGGGGCCGACGCAGGTGTCGTATCTGCAGCATGAGTTCAATATGCGCTTCGGGCGGTGGATGGAGCAGCGCTATCCGGTGGAGGGTAACGCTCATGCGCGACACATCATCCGCGAATGCGAGGGGATCGACGGCACGATGGCTACGCTGTGGAATGATCGGGTGCTGTTGACCGCGGATGAGGCGTGTGCGTGGCTGGAAAAGTTTGCCGATGAGATGGATCCTCAGCGGCCGTAAAGGTTTCCGAACCTGCGACTAGGCGTTGAAGCGGCCTGCAAAGCCGCTTGCGAGGGTTCGAGTCCCTCCAGGTTCTCTCGGGAGGTGCACAGCAGAATCTCGATCTGCCACATGGGGTTGTCGCCCATCCGCAATGTTCGGCAACTTTCCGGCACCTCCCGTTCAAGCTGGGGCGTTAAGGCAAAAGGTTCTCGACCCCGCTAAGGGCAGCTGTGACCCGTTGTTCCAGCGGTGAGCTGTTCCTGCGCCTCTACGGGGGGCATCTTGTTGGGACCGAATCCGTCTTGGTTCATACGCCCTGCAAGATGCCCCTTGTTATATCTGTGTAGCCCCTCTATGATAACTTGCATGAGTGATAAAGGGACATGGAGGAAGCTCCGCAAGCAACTCGAACAAGCCGGCTGCACCATCGTCCAAGGTGGACGCAGCAACGCCCACTACAAGGTTTACCAAGGCAAACGGCTCATCAACTCAATCCCCTCCACCGCCAGCGACCACCGCACCATGCGCAACGTCCTGGCCCAACTGCGCCGCGAAGGGATCCCCGTATGAGCCCCCGCAATCCACAAATGGCAAGGTTCTTTTGGCTCGGCCTCTTTGGCAACATCTGCTGGACCGTAGCCCTGGTACTCATTCTCCTAGACCACAAAGGATCCTGCTGATGAACCCGGGGCGGGTCCTTGCCGCAAACATCACGGCCAACATCTTCTGGACCGGCGGGGCCATCAACCTGGCCCTGCTGCCCGGAAGCCACACAACCGTCACCGTCGCCGCCGCACTGACATCAATCGCAGCCGCAGGCGGCATCGGCATCGTTGCGAGGATCCCCCGATGAAAGACAAAGTCATCATGAAAGACGGTACCGTACTGCTCAACGTGCACACCGTTGAGCAGTGCGCCGGGCGGCCCTGCTGCATCCACAACCCATCCCCGCATCACATGGCCGACTGGCCACACTCCTGGGATGAGGAGTCCAAGCAGATGTGGCGCATATGCCCACATGGCCTGGGCCACCCCGACCCTGACGACTTGAACCATCACCGTCGCTGTAACGGCAATGCCGCTAGCATCGTCACCGCGAGACTGTGGGTTCACACCTGCGACGGATGCTGCCAGCCGCCCACAACCCTCAGCACCGGCACCATCGCTGCGCGACCAGAAAGGTAGAAGCTCATGTTCGGATGGGAGGGCGACGGTAGCCCGGGCAAGAACCGCGGGTACAACGCGAAGGGGTACAAGAAAACCGGCTGGTCCAGTGACAAAAAGCCGTCCAAGGGCGGTGGGGGCAAGCCGCCGAAGAAAAGCTGCCCCGCGTGGATGCTGCTGATGTTCATGTCGGTGGCGGCGCTGGCCAACGCGATAGGGCAAAGCCTGACATGATCCACGTATCTGACTACTCCACCGAAACCGGCCTTCGGGTGCGCATCACCTGCGACACCACTGGCACCACCATCCAAATCCCCGCCGACGAGTGGGAACAGTTTCTGGACGACGCGAGGATGGGCAAGTTCAACGGGTTGGCGAAGGAGCCGATCATCCCGTTCATCTACTGAGGAGAGAAGTGAAGTTCACTATTACCCTGCAAGGCACTGCGCCTCTGCTCATGCACAATTCGCGGCTGGCCAACCCGCTCGATCCGGCGGCCAAGGCAATGAAGAAGGTCACCGGGAAACGCACCAAAACCGATGAGGATCATGAGGAGATCGCCCGGCTGGAACATGCCGGATCCCTCTACTTCGACACCGACGCCGGCCCCTACCTGCCAGCAGACAACATCTGGCGCTGCCTCTACGACGCGGCAAAGAAGACGAAGCGGGGGCCGAAGGTGAAGGAAGGCGTGTTCATCGCCACCGACATCAACCCCCTCGTGTACCCCGGCCCCCGCACCGTTGAAGGCCTGTGGAAAGACGACACCTTCCGTCACCTGGCATCGGCTAAGGTGACCACGCAGCGGGTGATGCGCTGCCGACCCATCTTCCGCACCTGGTCCACCGAGGCTGAAGGTGTCATCGACACCGACATCATCGACTTCGTTGAACTGCAACACATTGCAGAAACCGGTGGGGACCGCATTGGCATGGGCGACTGGCGCCCCCGCTACGGCCGTTTCACCGCGACCGTGGCCAAAGCCTGAAACGTGGCAAGGCGGTGGCCGGGCTAGGCGAGGCATGGTGAGGTTTGGCCAGTCATGGTGAGGCCAGGCGCGGCTTGGAAGCAATGGAGGGTGGATGGCATGCACCGGGGTTCGAGCCCCTGGCACCCGCGCAAGGTATGGCCTGGCTTGGCTAGGTTTGGCATGGCGAGGCTTGGTGGGGCATCGCGTGGCATAGGCTTGGGTTCCACAAGGGAGGATGAACGTGGGCAACTTTGATCCGGTGGGCGCGAAGGCGCGCTGGAAGACGATCTACGAGCTGTTGAAGCTCACCAACGATGATGGGATCTTGTCCTATAAGGAGATGGGTGAGGCTCTAGGCTTGGATCCAGAGGCGGATCGTGGGGCTATCGTGTCCGCGGTGCGTCGTGCGGCGAAGGAGCATGAAGAGGTGGACAAACGCGCCATCACTGTGGTTCCGAACCGCGGCTACCGCATCGCTGCGCCGAAAGAGCACCTGGATTTGGCGCGGCGGCAGCAGAAGCGGTCGTCGAAAGCTTTGGTGCGTGGGCAGTCGAAAGTTGTCAACGTCAACATGTCCAAACTGGACCCTGAAGCACGCCGAGCTTTTGAGGTGGTGGCACAGGGTTTCGCGCAGCTGATGGACTTCAACCGTCGCTTCGAACGCCGGCAGCAGGAACACACTGAGGTGATCGCGTCGCTGGTGGAGACAACGCAGCGCAGCGATGCTGAACGTGACGAGTTGAAGGAACGTTTGGCGCGGATTGAGGAGAAGCTGCAGCTGCAAGCTGAGTAGAACGCGGCGTGGCGCGGCTTGTTTTGGTGTGGCATGGCCGGACAAGGCGAGTCATGGCATGGCCTGGTGGGGCACCGCTCGGCATAGGCATGGAAGCAATGGAGGATGGCTGGCAGCCACTCAGGTTCGAGGCCTGGACATCCACGCTTGGCCGGATGCGGCGGGGCATGGTCTGGCCTGTCCGGGCGAGGCGGGACTAGGCCTGTCTGGGCCAGGCGTGGCTTTGGCTTGGAGCGATGGTTGGGCGGCTGGCAGCCACCTGGGTTCGAGGCCCAGGCGTCCACGCGGGGCTGGGTCAGGCCAGGTTCGGTAAGGCGTGGCAGGGCATGGTTGGGTGTGGCGCGGCGCGTTTTGGCATGGCACCGCACGGCGACGCGAGGCTTGCAACAAGAAACCCCAGCAACTAGGTTGCTGGGGTTTCTTGGTGCCCATTGGGAGATGGGTGATCAAGTTGGTGGCGGAGACGGGATTCGAACCCGCGTGACCGGATTATGAGCCCGGCGAGTGACCTCTACTCTACCCCGCGGCCCCAACTGTAGCACGCAGAGTTAAGGTCCGCAGAAGTGGACGCTAAGTGACTTTAGGCTCAGGAAAGTGGACCTAAAGCAGCGTCCTAGGAAACTTGTCAGACCCCCGGCGTAACGTTGGCTCCAAGACCAACAGAGGGGGAGCACGTGAAGATCTACCGAGTCGTTTACACGGAAACAGGTGCGGTGCGCAGCTTGTGGGGTGGCTACCGGTCGGCGTGTGGCAGCGCGGCACAGGCGCGTTGCGATGCGCAGGTGCAGGTGGCGCATGTGCCCGATGAGCTGTTCAAGCCGGTTGACAAGGCTCAGGAGTCACGGCTGGCCAGGCTGCACAACCTGTGGTGGGCTCTGGACGAGAAGGACGCTGAGCAGGCTTTGGAGGTGCTGCGCAACCATCTGCTGCAGCGTCAACGGGTGATGCCGGCGATTGGTTTGGGTAAGCGGGCCAAGGCGGAGGCTGAGGCGCTGCTGGCGATGGACCGGCTTGTGGACGCGCAGTGAAACCGCTGAACCTGCCGCCCGATCTGATTCGGGAGTGGGCGAAGGGACAGACGGCTGCGTCGGCGAAGCTGGAAGGCCGTGAGCTTCCTGAGGACTATGTGCGTTCGGAAAAGGTGGAGCAGTTCCTGCAGTTGCGCGCGGCTAAGGGCCGGTGCGCCCCGTCTGAAACTGAGTACGAGATGAGGCCGCCACCGGACAGGGGCTGGGTGCAGATGCAGGATATCCGCGATGCCTGAGCTGTGCGAGGCATGCCACAAGCCTATGGAGGTGGTGGAGCCCGGCTTCCATTACCACATTGGATGCATCCCCGAGTTCACGCCGATCCCGGGCATGCGCGGCATGTCGGAATATGACCTGTCCATTCGCGAGGATGTCATCGAGGTGGTGAGGTGGGCTGATGCCAACAGGTCGCGTTCGAAGCAGGTGGCGCTCGGGTGCTCTGAGGTGGGGCATCAGTGTGACCGACGCCTCGCGTACCGCATCGCTGGGGTGGATCCTGGGGGCTATTCCAACGATCCCTGGCCTGCTGTGGTCGGTACGGCTGTCCACTCGTGGATGGAGGAGGCCGTGCGGCTGTTCCAGGAGGCGCACAATCTTAGCCATTGGGTTACTGAGATGGAGGTTCTGCCTAGCCCTATCGTCAAGGGGCACACTGATCTTTATGACTCGCGGCGCAAGCTTGTCTTGGATTGGAAGTTCCCGTCACCGGATAACCTTCGAAAGATGCGCGATGACGGGGTTCCGCAGCAGTACCAGATTCAGGTGATGCTGTACGGGCTGGGACATGTGAATGCCGGCCGCGAGGTGGAGCGCGTAGGCATCGTCGCTATGGGGCGGCAGGGCTGGCTCAAGGACTGCTTTGTATGGACTGTTCCCTTCGATATTGGGGTTGCTCAAAATGCGATCTCCAGGATCTATTCAATAGGTAAAACATTGATGCAGGCGGATTTGTCTGATCCTGTTACCTGGCAGCAGATCCCGGCCACACCGACACGACTATGCAGCTGGTGCCCGTGGCACCGCAGGGAAAAGAAAGTGGCAGACGAGAAAGGATGTCCAGGGAAATGAGCACAATCACAGTATGTGATGGAGACTGCGAAGGGGCCGGTGCACTTATCGGGTCCCCCCACTTATTCGCAAGCGGCATGCTAAAGGTGCTTGTCAAGGAAGGGGCCGATGATGCACATTTGCGAATCCGGACGGATGAATCATCGTTCCACCTCTGCGAAAGCTGTACGCAAAAGGCTTTCGGCGCAATAGGAATCGCCACCGAGAGAATATTCATCGGCCCCGAATTCGCAATATCCTAGGAGGCCGGCGAATGATTGTGTTGCAGCCAGGCGACAGCATTCACCTCACCTTATGGTTCAACGAGCACAAGCAGACCCAGCAGGAAGCCTACGAACAGGTGAAGCCCATATTCGAGGGCAACGGGATTCACATCTATTCGTGGAGTTCAGTCTCCGGGGTGCCCGCGTTCCCGATGCAGGTAATCGCCTTTCGTAAACCGTAAGGAGCAGGAATGGACTCTGGCACCATCGCCGGCCTTGTCACCGCAGGCGCCACAATGGTCACCGCTGTGGGTGGCCTGTTACTGGCGGTAAAAGTGATTATGCCGACGCATAAGATCGTCAATCAGCAGCGTACGGACATGATCCGATTTCAGATGGTGTTGATCAAAACGTTGCAGGCGAACGGGATCGACGTTCCGGAAGATCAAAGCAAACTGGCGCCATAGCATCCTAGGCTGCTAGGAAACTCGAATCGAATCTTGAACAGGGAGACAGAATCATGACTAGTCCATTCACGACAGTCACCGACAAGCAAGACACCGGGGACCGCATCTACCTGCCGGTGTCACGCTGCAAAGGCAAGCTGCTGATCGTGCGACCGTTGAAGTACCAGGACCGGGACTTCATCACCACCCACGCACCTGAAGGCACCGACGCCGTGTTCGTCGACGCGGTGATCCTGGACCCGATCCACGCCGCGGAGAACGAGGACGGGGAGGCGCTGCCAGGATTCGCCGCCGACACCCAGTTCCGCGACCAGGTCATCTTGCAGGGATATTTGAAAGGCTGCTTCAAACGCTACCTGAGCCAGACACTCATCGGCACCATCTACAAAGGTGTCCCCACCAAGGGAAAACCGCCGCTGATGTGGCAGGACCTGTCCGCCGATGCAGGCTGCGTGCAGCGCGGGCAGGCGTTCCTGATCGCGCACCCCGAGTTCCTGGTGCCTGTCGCCGGCCAGTTCGCCGAAGCGGCACCTGAGGTGATGCCGGGACCTCCCGGATACACCCCACCACCGCGGCCAGGAGCGGACTCGGTGTATGTGCAACATGAACCTGGTAAAGGCCCGGCGCAGAACACCCTCGACCAGATGCGCGCCATGGCGAAAGCCAACGCCGGCTACGACCAGGAACCGCCGTTCTAGTGCAGCATGCCATGGGCATCGGCTGGACATCAGCACGTGAAGAGTTGACCGAGGCGATACCCCCGGCCTACACCCGATTCATAGGGGAAAGGTTTCTGGAATGAATCCAAAACCGAGTTTGGCGCAGTGCCTTGTCCTGCACGACATAGTTGATGATGGTGTCTGGTTCGACGTCACCAGCGGCAAATGGCATTCGACGCATCTGTCTAAGGACGTCACGCAGCAGGTGGATTTGTTGCACCGCGACGGCTACATCTACATAGGCGATGAACCTGTGCCGGAGGTGGCGATCACGTTGAAGGGTGTGGAGGCGCTGGACCGCCGGCCGCTGGGGGAGCTGGTGGAGCGGCTGAACAGCCGCTAGAAAAGTTAAGGGCCGCCGGGAGAGAAGCCCGGCGGCCGAGAGGAGAGAAGAACAGATCAACCGAGGAAGACAGCACAACCTGAGGACCTATCCGGCTCTACTTTTCACCTTAACACGGATCCCGCACTGGGCTACAGCACGATCTTCGGTTAGGCTGCTTTCAGACCAAGTCCTCCCGGCGCCAACTGGGCAAAGGGCTTGATCAATGGATCGTGGCTCCGATGAGAGGCGTTGCCGTGATCCGACCTTTGAAACAACCATCGGCTGAATTGCCGGTGGTCATGGGCATACCTGCTTACGATAGCAGAGGAAGACAGCGGGTGGCAACATGAGCGCAATCGGGGATTCGAAGATCATCGCTGACGCGGCCCTGATCTGGCACGACGCAGGCTGCAGCATCATCCCCATCCGTGCGGACGGCACCAAAAAGCCGGTGTTCGACTGGAAATCGAACATGACCAAGCGCATGAGCCGCGAACTTGTCACCAAATGGTGGATCAACAATCCAGCCGCGGGCATCGGCATCGTCTGTGGCGCCATCTCGGGCGGCCTGGAGATGCTTGAGCTGGAAGGCCGCGCCGCGTCCGGTGACGACATCACCAAAATCATGAATGAATGCGAGAAGCGCGACGTCGGCCACCTCCTTCAATCGCTTATGTACGACGGGTACGCCGAATGGACCCCCAGCGGCGGCCTGCACTTCCTGTACCGCATCGCCGACCACGAAGTGCCAGGCAACACCAAAGTCGCACGGCGGCCGGTCACACAGGAAGAGATCGCCGAAGACATGGAGGCGACCGGGCTGCCCCTCGAAAAAGTAAACAAGATCAAGGTCCTGTCCGAAACCCGCGGCGAAGGCGGCTACCTGGTCGTCGCCCCATCCTGTGGCACCGTGCACGCCACAGGGGACAGCTGGAGCGTCGCAGCCGGGCAACTGGGGGTAATCCCCACTATCGGCTGGGACGAACGCTGCAAGCTGCACGAGGCCATCCACGCCGCCCTCGACCAGATGCCAGCCACGCTGGCACCGCAGCCTCGCCCAGCACTGTCCACACTGCTATCGGACCGGCCGGGCGACGACTACAACAACCGCACCCAATGGATCGAAATCCTCGGCCCGCACGGCTGGAGCGTCAGCCACACTCAGGGCAACACCACCTACTGGGTGCGCCCCGGCAAAAACAAGAAAGACGGCCACTCCGCCACCACCGGCCGCGCCGCAGACGGAGACCGGCTGTACGTTTTTTCCTCCGCCACCCAATTCGAGCCGGAAACCCCTTACAACAAATTCTCCGCCTACGCCCTTCTAGAGTGGGGCGGTGACTATGCTGCAGCAGCCAGAGCGCTGGGAGCCTTGGGATACGGCAAACGTGGCACCACCCCCATGGCTGTGGCGAAACCTATCCCGGCCACGGGACTGGCACAGAGCAACTGGGCGGACCAGGCCATCGACGCCGCAGCTGCTGGCCCGGTTCAAACGGCCGTAGCGGTCCGGGACCCGAACTGGCTGCACCAATGGGCCAAGCCATTCATACCCGCCGACGCACTTGAGTTCGTGGAGCAGTCATACGCTGCGGGTGGCCAGGTGTACGGGCAGATCTTTGAGGACACGTTCAAGTACTGCGGTCAGCTGAAGAAGTGGTTCCTGTTCAACGGCGTCACCTGGGAAGAAGATCACAAAGGCGCCCACGAACAGGGCGTGGTGCACATGCTCATGGAGACAGGCAAACGTGCCCGCGCCGACGAGAACACCGAACTGGCCAAATGGATACGTTCAATGGGCCGATCGTCTAGCCCCAACCTGGCCAGATGGGCAAGGACTGACCCCCGTATCGCCGTGGTGCGCAACGAGTTCGACCGGCACCGGCATATCATCGCCGTGGGCAATGGGGTCCTCGATCTGGACACCCACAGCTTCTCCCCCGTCCACGACCCGAAGCTGCTGCTGACCAAACGCCTCTACGTCGACTACGACAAGGATGCTGCCTGCCCACAGTGGACAGGTCTTCTGGAAACGTTGCTTCCAGATGCGGAAATCCGCAGCTACCTGCAACGCGCCGCGGGCCACACCCTGCTAGGCGATGCGCAGGAACGCGCCCTGTTCCTGCTACACGGCAAGCCGGGCACCGGTAAGTCGCAGGTGGTGAAAGTCCTTGAGCGCATGTTCGGTGACTTCGCGGAGACAGCCAACGCGACCACGTTCAATGAGCATTCGAAGAAGGCGTCGATCACCAACGACCTCAACGACCTGCGCGGCAAACGGTTCGTCGCTGTTGCCGAACTCGACGAGGATGAGCGGCTGAACGAGGCGTTGATCAAGAGGCTGACCGGTGGGGACACGGCAAAGTCGCGCGGCCTCTACCAGGAAAACAGCTCATGGGACGTCGAGTTTTCGTTGTGGATGGTGACCAACTTCCTGCCGCGGCTCAACTCCGACGATGCAGCCATGTGGGCTCGGGTGAAACCGATCAACTTCCCGGTGGTGGTGAAAGGCCAAGGTGCCGAGGTGAAGAAGATCGGCGAGAAAATCTTCGCCGAGGAAGCCTCCGGTGTCCTCAACTGGCTGCTGGAAGGTGTGCGCCTATATCAGGAGCATGGCCTGGATGACCTGCCGCAGATTACCGAGGCAGTCGCCACGTACCGCCGCGATGTGGACTCGGTTGCCCAGTTCATGGACGCCGCCACCGAAGACCACACCATCGTGCAAGAGCCCCAGCAGCAGATGCCCTCGCGCAACCTGCACACCATGTACCAAACGTGGTGCAACGGGAACGGCATCAGATGGCTTGGAGAGCGCCGATTCTGCCAGCGCATGGAATCGCTAGGGTTCGAACGTAAACGCACTAACACGGGCACTGTGTGGCTTGGGGTGGGGACAGGTAGCTACGGGATGCTGGGCACCATGGCCATGAGACAGTGAGTGCACGGAGGAGAAGTGCCCCTAAACCCTGAGATCTTCAGCCCCTGGTGCCAGAAATGTCTCGACGGCGACCACCGCGACGGCCCCACCGGCAGCCACCAACGCCACTGCGCTGAGCTGCGCCGGGAACGCGCCGCCAAGCCACTACCGTTCAAATGGCGCTGGAAGCAAGCCAAGCGATAGTGACAGAGCCGCAGCTGGTCCACACCACCTGGGAATGGCCTATCCGTACATGCAGGTGGGGACGTTCTATATGCGCGCTGCCGAAACAGCGAAGCCCCCGCCCAGGGGGAGTGGGCAGTGAGACCGATGGCCGGTCACAGGTCGCGCCTCAAGATCATGCATGTGATGGTCGTGAGCAGCAGGGCTGCGAGCGCACTGCCCATGATGCAGTAGACCGCGGCGAAGGTGGCCGCCGCAGCGGTGAAGTAACGGGGGCGGCTTATCGGTCGATCCTCTCCACACGAAACCCCTGCGCCGGGGAAGTGGCGCAGGGGGAACGTTACAGGCGGTGCCGGAAGATCCACAGGAACCCGACGACAGTGACCGCCAGACCCATCAGACCGCCCATGATCAGCCAGTCAGATAGCGTCTCCATTACTTGATGGAGAAGATCTGGCCGGTGCCGCCGATCATCATGTGACAGTTCGCGTTGCTGGCACACGCCTTCACGGCCTCAAGCTGCAAAATCTGCATCTGCAGCTGCACCCAGCCGAGGCTGTTGTACAGGCCCGCCAGCGCCGCAGCGGCATTGCGTTTGCCCTCAGCCTCAGCCACCAACGCCGCAGCCTCACCCTGCGCGGTGGCCAGCTTCGCCGCGGCCAGCTCCACAGCTTTCACCTTCTCGTTACGGGCAGCCTGGATCCCGGCGTCGGCGTACTCGGCACCGATGATCAACAGTTCCAGCGGCGGACATTTCGGATCCGCCCGTTTGAAGCTGGGGCCGCAGAAGAAATTGCCACCAGTGATCCGATTAAACTCGACCGCCAGGCGCTCGGCGATGGCCTGCTGCGCAGCAGCCTGGACACCGTCCAGATTCGCGATGAACGCATCAGCGTTGTAGCCGCGGATCACATCACGGATGATCGTCTTCTGCGTGGGGACCAGCTCCGCGTTGAGCATGTCCTTCCACCCCTGGTCGGTGTCCGCCTTGTAGCGGCGTCCGATCTTCTCCCAAAACTCGCGAACCATCCCCCCGTCCTTGTCGCAGAACGTGTTCAAGTTGAACGAGGTTTTCGTCGCGACACGCACCTGCACCCCAGAAGGCTGGTTGACCTCCGGCTTGGCCGACACGACGATTTCCTCACCCGAATCGGCGCCAGGCGCCGCAACCCATGCGCCCGGATGCGCCGGATCCGGGACGCCATCGATCGTCCACGTGCGCAGATTCGTGGGCAGGAACACCACCGAGTTGTTCGTCTCGGCCTTGCCTGTCAGTCCAGGGCTGATGCATTCGCCGAACTTGTAGCCGTCGCTGGAACCCTCGTAGTAGTACAAACCCACATGGTCAGGGTCGGCGATCGTGGAACACGCCCCCAGCAGCAACGTCCCCGCCAGCGCAACGGCCATCAGTTTCTTCACTTGATTGATCTCCTCTTCCTCTCGTTGACTATCTTGATGCGGTTGCGGACACCGTTGATGATGATGATCGCAAGCCACGTTGCCAGCCCGACGCCGGCTAGACATCCGACGATGTAGACGCCCCTCATTCGCCACTGCCCTTCCACGCGGCGCTGACAAGGATTCTCCACAGAGCCACGCCGCTGATCGCGCAACCCACGGCGATGATCAGCAAACGCCACCATCTCGCATCATCGCCTAAGGTGACGACGCACACGACCATCAGCAAAGCCGCATATGCCACCGCCCATGTCACAGCGACGGCTATGCGGACAATGGCGGCCTCTCTCTCTTTCACTGATGTTTCCTCCCAAGCCAGATGAAAACTACGGCGATGGCCGAAATCAGCAGCACATCCCACAATGAGGCAAGCAGGTAACGCATTCAGTCGGCCAGATATTTGGCGTGCATCGCCATGATCACGTCACGGCCGACCGGGCGGACGCGGGCAGCATCACGTTCGAGGCACACCTCCAACGGCACGTCGGTGAAATCTTTCACCTCGAAATCGGCACCGGCCATCGCCGCCACAGTGGCAAGTCCCTCCGCATACGCCGGGTGCAGATTGCAGTCATCCACGATCACGTCGAAGCCCTGCTCCAACGTGATCCCCACACACGCATACTGAATGGCCGTCAGCGGCGTCTCCAGCTCCTCGCTGCCGTAATCCCACGTCCCCACATAGGCGGCGCGCAGCAGATCCCTGGAGAAATGCCAGCAACCCGCCTGCGACAACGCCCACGTCGTCTTACCCGACGCCGGCAACCCACGTGTCACTATCAGCTTGGACGTCATGACGACCTCGGCGCGCAAGGATCCACAGTCGGGGTGCCGACCAGCGAAGGCGCGAACGTGGCACATGTCAGCGGCCTGGCGACTGGACGATCGCATGCGCCTATCAGCGTGGCCGCCACCGCCAACGCAATCAGCACCACTAGCAGAAGCCAATAGTTCCTCCTACCACCGCTCCCACATCCTTTTGTCCTTTTTCCATCTTCCACGTCGATACCTTACCACCCACGTACACGTGACGGAAGTGACGG